TAGATACAGCAGCGTTGATGGCAGAAGTTGAAGCACTCAGAAAAAGCAACAGAGAAATTTTAGATGACTACAAAAAAGCAAAGGAGGCAGCAAAGGCAGTCCCACCAGATGTTGATGTTGATGCTTTGATTGCTTACAAACAAAAAAAAGAGCAAGAAGAGTTAGAGGCAAAAGGCAGATATGATGAGGCGATTGCAAAACAGGCACAGCAGTATCGTGATGCTGAAGAGGCAAAGAACAAAAGAATCCAAGAACTTGAAGCTAGGCAGAGACAGCTTGAAGTTGAAGCCCCAGCAGTGACAGCCCTTGCTGATGTTGTACACGATCCCCAGTATGTGCTATCTCGCATCAGTAAGGATCAACTTGCAAGAGAGGCAGATGGAACAGTTGTTGTTGTTGATGGCTATAACAGAACACCTGTCAAAGACTGGGCAATGACAAAAATGCCAGCATGGGTACAGAAAAACCCAAGACCTCAAGGCGGTGGAGCAACGACAACTAAAGTTCAGACTGAAACAGTAGCTGCTGGCGAAAAGAACCCCTTTGCAAAGGAATCTTTCAACCTTACAGAGCAAAGTAGGTTATATAGAACAGATATAAATAAATATAATATGCTCAAAAACGCAGTTAGCGGTTAGTATAGAACTAACGTGGTTGTGCCATGTCAGAGGTTGT